TTACAGGTTTTTATCTCCAAGCTTCTTGGTTGTCATCGAGCCTTCGCTCTGACCCGAAATACTGACCTTACTTTTACCACCGACCTTTTGAATGAAACCTTTGGTGAAATTCCTGGTCTTTTCCACTCTCTTGATTATGAGGGTGCCACTGACAATTTCAATCCTTTGGTATCTGAGGTGATTTGTGATGAACTTTCCAATTGTATGGAACTTGACCCCCAGCAGCGTAGTGATTTCCGTAATGCCCTTACTGGACATGTTATTAACGGGAAACCTCAACGTTGGGGCCAACTTATGGGTTCCGTGATTAGTTTCGTCGTCCTCTGTATTGGTAATGCCGCCATTGTCCGTCGTTCTCTTGAACTGACCCATATGCGACACTTCCCTCTCCAGTCTGCTCCTATGCAGATTAATGGTGATGACGGTCTTGTCCGTGCCCCTCCTTCCTTCATTGGAATCTGGAAATCGCTTGCCACTATGGTTGGACTTAAGCCCTCAGTGGGTAAGGTCTACAGCCATGAGCGTTATGCCAACATCAATTCAACTAGTTTCTGGCTGTCCCGATCTGGTACTCTTGTTCATGTTCCTTACATTAACATGGGTCTTGTCTGCGGTTTGTCTCGGTCCTCCGAGCTATCTGTAGATGATCTCTTTGATGAGTATGATCCCCGTGCCCAGTCTTTAGGTGCCCGTCACCGTGCCCTTCTTGACTCTTGCCCTCCCGATCTTCGTGTCGTGGTTCATCGGCTCTTTCTTGATTGTCACTCAGATCTTCTTCATTCTCCTTCACTTTCGGAGATTTCCTGGTATGCCCCTGAACCGCTTGGCGGTCTCGGCCTCTGTCCTGTATTTTCTTCTTCTGACCCCCTCAACAGTGGTTCCATGCTTTATGGACCTTCTGAACTTGATGAGAAGATTATCGACCATCTTATCTCTTTCCCTGATTCTTCCCTTCACCGCCTGCCTTCTGAGGCTCCCCTGGCCGTGCGTCAAGCATGGACTCGGTCGATCCCCTTTCGCAGGACTGAGCGTCAAAGTTTCATTATGGATGAGGCGGACATCGGTCTTTTAGATGTCTCCACTTACTTCCTCATCCCTGGCTTTCTTGCTGCTGGTCTTAGTGACCCGCTTCATCAGCTCACCCACAACCGCCGGATTTGGCGACGCCTTCGGCGCCGTTTCTCCTGTTCTATTCGGAAACGCATCCGCACCTTGGAATTGATGTAGATCTTAATTGATGCTTCGCCTCTAGGCGTTCTGAGACTTGATTACAAGCTCGAGCAACTACATTAATGTCCCTTGAAGTTCCGTTGTAACGGCTTCATAAATGGGCTTGGAATCCCTCGGTCTATCAATATCTGTCCACCGATTTGATTAACCCGTAGAGCCCCGTAAGGGCCCCACCGGAAGATACTATGTCCTTAAATAAG